GACCTGAACACCTGCATTAGTATTATCAATGAGCAGAGGAAAAAGGCCAAATGAGCGTTACAGCAAGCACCGAGATTTACGGCCTGAAGGCAGCGCTGGCTGAACTGCAAAAGATTGACAGCAAAACTAAGTTCAAAGCTGTAAACCAGATCAAAGCTAGTGGCGCTGAGATGGTGTCGCGCGTAGCTGAGACATACCCTGGTGTACCTCCATTGTCGGGCATGGGCCCATCTAAGAAGGGCACAGGTCGCCTTTCGTATGACCCTAAGAAAGTGCGCAAGGGTGTAACTATTCAGGTGGGTGGGCGTAGCCAGCGTGGCTCATTCCCATTGGTAACGCTTATCCAAAAAGATGCCGGTGGTGCCATTTTTGACATGGCAGGTTTGCGTGGCGACACAGGCCAATTCTCGAGCTACCTCACAATGGCTTACGGCCCTGCCCAGCGTGGCATGTGGCGACAGCGTGAATACATCTATGGTCAAGCGACTAAAGACATTTTGCAAGCCATTGAGCAAGTGCTCAACCAGGTGAACAGGACACTCGGCTAATGGCTGTTTACATACCAATCGTAAGCGAGTTCAACTCGAAGGGAATTGATCGCGCAGTCAAGGAATTTCAGAGCCTCGGCACAGTGGGAGCCAAGGCAAATTTCGCCCTCAAGAAGGCAGCGCTACCTGCAGCTGCAGCAGTAGGCGCTTTAGCAGTTGCCCTAGGTGACGCAACCAAAGCAGCCATCGAGGACGATGCAGCACAGCAAGAACTGGCGCGCCAGCTCACAGCAACCACAGGTGCTAACTCTAAACAGATTGCCAGCGTGGAAGGCTGGATTAGCGCACAAGGCAAACTGCTCGGCATTACTGATGATGAGCTACGCCCTGCTTTGGCTGGACTCGTGAGGGCTACAGGCTCAGTCAGTGAAGCACAAAAACTAGCAACTGCTGCTATGGACATTGCAGCGCAAAAAGGCGTACCACTGGCGACAGTCACAAAAACCTTAGAGAAGGCTTACGGTGGAAATCTCAAGGCTCTAGCCAAGTTGGCACCCGAGTATCGACAGATGATCGAGGACGGTGCATCATTTGAAGATGTCATGTATGCCATTGGCACAGCCACAGGTGGTGCAGCAACGACAGCTGCGAACACTGCTCAGGGGCAATTCAAACGCCTAAGCATCAGCCTGCAGGAAACCAAAGAGTCAATCGGTGCTGCACTCATGCCAGCAATACAGGCTGTACTGCCGGTATTGGCTGCGCTAGGCAACTTTGCTAGTGAGAACACCACAGCATTTTTGGCAGTGGCTGGTGTCATCGGCACGCTTGCCGGCATCATTCTCGCGTACAACGCCTACCTAAAACTGCAGGCTGCATACACCATTGCAGCCACAGTGGCCACTGCAGCGTTCAACCTAGTCATGTCTGCCAACCCCATTGCACTTATCGTTATTGCTATTGCTGCTTTGATTGCTGGGCTGGTGCTTGCCTACAAAAAGTTTGAAGGCTTTCGTAACATTGTGGACAGCATTTTTAGTGTCATCAATACCGTGGTCACTTCTAGCATTGGCGTAATCAAGAGCTACTTTGAGACTCTGCTCGGTTTCTATAAGGGCATTTTCAACGGCATCGCTACCCTCTGGAATAACACCATTGGAAAACTCTCGTTCAAGGTTCCTAGCTGGGTGCCTGGCCTCGGTGGTAAAGGCTTCGATGTGCCTAATATCCCGATGCTGGCAGACGGTGGCATTGTCACTAGCGCGACCCTAGCCATGATTGGTGAGAAAGGCCCAGAGGCTGTAATCCCATTAGATCGCATGGGCCAGATGGGTGGCAACAATGTGACTATCAATGTGAACGGTGGCGACCCTAACGCAGTGGTGGCAGCGTTGCGTACCTACATGCGTCAAAACGGCTCTGTGCCTATCAAAACAAACAACGCTTTCTAATGCCTAAGAATTACATCGTTGAATACTCAACCACAGCCAACACTGGCACCTGGGTAGAGCTAGATAATGTGCAGGACATTTCGTTCAGCATTGGCAGGCAATTTATGCTTGACCAATACAGCGCCTCTACAGGTTCACTAACGATTCGCTACCCAACTGGATACGCAACACCTAACACAGCAATGGTGCCCGATACCTATGTGCGTATTTGGGGGCCGAACACCACAGATGGCAACTATGCGATGTATCACGGAATTATCAAAGATGTAAGCGTCAGCTATGGGATTCCCTATGTGGGTGGTGTTGGCAATGCTGACTATCTAAATGTGACCCTTGAGGGTGGTTTTGCTCAGGCTTCTCGAATGTCAGGTCAAAACTATGCAATGGCTGCAGGTGATTTTTATACGCAATGCAACACGGCCAGCACCCAAACAGGTTTGAGTATTGGCATCAGTGCCACCACACCACAGATGGCAGCTTCAACAGTGTCGGGTACTTGGGGCGACTGGATAAACGCCTCGCTAGTAACTATCAACGGCAGAATGTCCGACTGCACAGGATATAACTCCATCAATCTCAGTGGGCCTTACAACGCTCGCACCTGCACAGTGAACTTTTCTGATGTGGCTAACAACTCAACTAACCAGGTGTATGACCAGGCAGACTTTGGCGCGCTGTCAGACAACTTCTACACACAGATAACCGTAGACCCTGCAGACTATGCAGGTCAGACCGTCACCAATGTGGGGGCTACTATTCCGTACCGTACCTACACGGTAAATACCTTGTCGGCTTCTGCCGGTCAAGCCCTCGACCAAGCCAACTTTCTGTTGAGTCAGTACGGCACACAAAAGTTTGCTTTGACCAGTGTTTCTTGTTTGGCTGAAGCTCAAAATTCTTTTCAGATGGATTACATGGGGCTAACCACTTTTGGTTTTATGATCGGCGCAAGGGTGTCAGTTACTTTTCGTGGCACTGTGTACCAGTCAATCATTGAGGGTGTAAGGGTGACTGCAACTCCTGAGTCGAGTCGTTACACCTTTTACCTGTCGGGCGCTGACCTAAACAACTACCTGATTCTCAATGACACGGTGTTCGGCAGGCTCGATTACAACAAGTTAGGATACTAAACATGGCTACACCAACAAATCTGCCAGCAGCGCAAACTACAGGCAATGTGCTGACGGCTGCCTATGTCAACGACCTGCGAGGGGCGTTTCGTATTTTGCAGGTCAAATCAGGTACTACTTCTACCAATGCCACTAGTGCAAATACTACTTTGGTAACAACTAACCTTTCAGTGTCAATAACTCCACAATCAACGTCAAGCAAAATACTTGTGATGTGTTGCATGACTGGTTGTAAGACCGCTGCAACTAATACTGGAATTCAGTTTTCTTTTTTTCGTGGCGCTACTAATGTTTTGACTTTTGCAAAGGCTGGTGGTTTTAGTTCAGCATCAAACGACAATAACTTTGAAACATCAGGTTTGCTATTTGATAGCCCAAACACCACTAGCGCTACTACTTACGAAGTTAAGTTTTGTCGTTCTGAAGGCTCAGGAACTGTAGAGTGCCAACAGGGAGGCAACACAACTAGCACAATTATTGTCATGGAAGTAAGCGCCTAATGATGAAACGCTTAGCCCTGATTAGCGCCACCCTTATCGCCCTCACAGGCTGTGCAGACCGTACAAGAGTGAACTGCGAACGCATCAAAAACAAAGCCCCCGAAACCATCGGAACACAAACACAAATAGGAGGTGGACGCTGTGCGTAAAGAAAGAATGACTAACGAAGAAATCAAAGCACGCATCATTCTTTTTGTTGCAGCTGGACTCACGCTCTCATTTGTCATGGCCATTGCATCACTGATTTACGGCTTGCTGTTTGTTACTCAACCACTCGACCAAGCACCCAACGATGCTGAAGCATGGGCAGTTCTCTCACCAATGCTTATGACCCTCGCTGGTGGCCTCATCGGTGTACTCGCAGGAAATGGCCTCAAAGACAAACCGAAAGACCCACCAACACCATGACACGCAAATACCCCTACTACCCAGTGACCGAACCAGGCAAAGGCAAACTGCCAGGAACCGAAAAGTTTATGGATCTATGCAAACGGCGCTACCCATCATTTACCAATCTGGGCACCTGGGTAGTACGAAACATCCGT